TCAAATCACCACGACGACGGCGACACCCGCAGAGCTTCCCACGACCGTTGTGCCGCAGACCACGGTGCTCCCCACGGATACCGTGGTCGTGAAAGATGTGCCGCCTCCTGCCGGGGCCACGACCACGCAGACCACGACACAATCCACCACCACAACCACGACGACAAACCCGGATGGCTCCGAGACACAGCAAGAAACGGCGACGGCCAGTTGTGCATCCGCGAATCACGATCAACGGTCGTTCGGCTCCGTGCTCACCGAGCATCAGGCGAAATGGAACAACGCGCCGCTGCTCTTGGTCTTGAATCAGTTGAAGACACTGGCCTGGCCGTCCACGCTGCCAGTGGTGTCCTTCTCGTCTGCGTTGTTTGGATCGTTCCAAGTGGACTTCAATACCTGGGCGTGGGTGTTTCTCGCGCTCAAGACACTCATCCTCGCAGGAGCCTCGCTGGCTGCCTATCGCATCGTCTTTGTAGGGGGTCGCTGATGAGTTCGATTCTCTCAGCGATTTTCTGCTGGCTGCAGGACTTCTATTACGGTCTGCATGATCTTGGGCTAACAGCCTGGGATAGTGTGCTGGCTCCTGCCGATGCGACGCTGGCGAGTCTGGATGTCAGTGCGCTCTCCACGCCGATCATTCCCGATACCTATGCCTGGGTCCTCGGTGCAACAGGGTTGGCTCCGGCGCTCGCCATTATTGCCACGGCCATGCTGACGCGGTTTGTGCTGCAGACGATTCCGTTTGTCCGCTGGGGCGCATAGAAGGAGTTTGTATGAAAAAACAGCGGTGCGAGTACTGGGGATGCCGGCGCGTGGCGGTGGGGATCTGGACGAACTGGGGGAGCGGACTTGAGTTTCGAAGCTGTGCCCAGCA